AGGAGAACAGCAATGCAAAGCGATCAGCTAAGCGACCAGCAGTATCTAGAAGCAATGCTAAACCTGGTAACGAGGCCTGAATGGGACTTGTTCGAGGAGACGATTGTAGCTGGACTGGAAACACACCGCACCGCCCTAGAGTTTGCACCCACCGCAGTGGAGTTGCACATCTTACAAGGGAAGGTAGCGCAGTGCAAACACTTCCTCAACTTTAAGAAAGGCATTGAACGCGCCTGTGAAGGAGTAGAGGATGAGTAGAAAGATAAGAGAGTTTCGCTGTGCGTCCGACCACATTGAAGAGAAGTATGTGGACGACAACGTAACAGTAGGGTTTTGCAGCACATGCAGCTTACCCAACAAAAGAATCATCAGTGCGGTCAGGTGCAAACTTGACCCCACTTCCGGCGACTTCCCTGGAGCTACCCTTAAATGGATAAAGCAAAAGGAACAAGCAGCCAAAACCAGCTCATAACCCTAACTTAGGACGAGCTATTTACCTCCTTAATACGAGAGTACGGAGAACCACATGAACGATGTGAATGAGACACCTGAACAGAACGAAGAGACTATCCAGACACTGGACGACTTTGTCCAACCTGAGATAGAAGCCGAACCCCAAGCTGAATCGGCTGCCACTGAACTGCCCGCGAAGTATGCTGGCAAGTCACCGGCAGAGTTGGTTCACATGCTGGAAGAAATGGATTCATTCCGTGGACGCCAAGCTAACGAGGTAGGCGAACTCCGAAAGCTGGTGGATAGTTTTATCCTAGATCAGACAAAGCCTCAAGAGGAAGAAGCGCCCGTCGATTGGTACGCTGATCCTGACGCTGCAATTGAGCAGCGACTTAAGAACCACCCTACGTTAAAGAAGATGGAAGAGACTACGGCAAGTTTGTCTTTGCAGCAGGCGCAAGCCCAGCTACGAGCCAAACACCCCGACATGGATTCCATCCTAAGTGACTCAGAGTTTGGTGCTTGGGTACAGGGTAGTGAGTATCGCACTCGACAACTACAAACCGCTCATACTCAGAACGATGTAGCAGCAGCCGATGACTTATTCTCTTCATGGAAGGAGAGGCAGAGTTTGAACAAGGTTACGGAAGTAGCCGAAGATCAAGCACGTAAGTCGGCAGCTAAGACAGCGTCAACTAGTACGGGACGGGGAGCAGCTAAGCGCGGTGGTGGTAAGAAGGTTTACCGCCGACAGGATTTAATTCACCTTCGTGTGAACGACCGACAACGCTACGATGCTATGCAAGCCGAGATAATGGCAGCATACGCGGAGGGACGCGTTAAATGACTTTTCAAAATAGGAGGCCATAATGGCTACTTCAACTTACCCGACTATGACGGGTGCAATGGACAATTCGTCCAGTGCTAATTTCATCCCAGAGATTTGGGACGACGAAGTAATTGCGTCGTACAAGTCTAACCTGGTAATGGGCAACCTCGTAAAGAAGATGCCTATGCAAGGTAAGAAGGGCGACACTGTCTACCTTCCTAAGCCGACTCGTGGCGTTGCCCACGCTAAAGGCGAAGGTGTTGCTGTCACCATTCAGAACCCGACCAACAACCAGTGGAGCATCTCGCTCGACCAGCATTGGGAGTACACCACTCTCATCGAAGACATCACCAAAGTACAGGCGTTTGATTCTATGCGTCAGCACTACACTGATGATGCTGGCTACGCTCTCGCTACACAGGTTGACAACGACCTGTACAGCTTGGGTAAGAACGTTGGTAACGGTACTGGTGCTAGCTACGTGAACACTGGCTGCTTCTACGCAGACACTGCTTCTAGTGTAGCGGCTTACAACGTCGACACTGTTGCCGCTGACGACTACTTCACTGACGCTGTCTTCCGGACTATGATCCAGAAGCTGGACGATGCTGACGTACCTGGCGACAACCGTAACTTCGTCATCCCGCCTGTATTGCGTAATGCAATCATGGGTATTGATCGTTACGTGTCTAGCGACTTCGTAAACTCTGGCAAGGTGCCGGGTGGTAAGGTTGGTGAGCTGTATGGTGTTAGCATCTACATCTCTTCAAACGTACCTGTGATCGAAGCAGCTGGCGACAACACTGCATCTTCCGTAGATACCTACGGTGCTATGTTGTTCCACAAGGACGCTTTCGTCTTGGCTGAGCAGATGGGCGTACGCTCACAGACTCAGTACAAGCAGGAGTTCTTGGCTGACATGTACACTGCTGACACACTGTACGGTTTCGAGGCTTTCCGCCCTGAAGCTGGCTTTGTCCTCGCAGTACCCAACGCTGTAGCATAAGCAGCGACCTTATTGGTGTCGCCCTTCGGGGCGGCATCACTTTAAAAGGAGAGCAGTATGACTATTAAGTACAAACGATCGCATACTGCGGGAAGCGTACCTACCACTAACGACCTCAAAGTAGCGGGGCAGGTAGCTATAAATACTTCCGACAATAAAGTCTTTGCACGTAATGACCAGAAGGCAGTGGTCGAGATTGGTGGGCTGTATGACGGCACCTCTCTCCCCACATCAGACCCTCACCTGGACGGAGCGTTCTGGAAAGACAGTGACAACAACCTACGAGTGAGCGCCGGTTAATGCCATATCCTGATGATACGATAATCACACCGAGACGTCGGCACACAGATGCCGCCTACCCAACTACATCTGATATAGTCGAAGGTGAGCTGGCGATCAACACTGTCGACAGGGTTATCTACACCCGCGACGATCAAGGCAATATCATCCCTCTGGATGGTATATCATCACACACAGATATATTCAACAGCAGCCAGACTGGTCACATACACCGACCCATAGTGACTACTAGCGCTGCCACGTTCTACCGAGTAGACGAAGATGACGAGAACTCTCTCATCCTGTTTACATCAGGTAGTGCAATCACAGTCGAGCTAGCCCTCAACTCTACCAACGAAATACCTGTAGGGTTCATTATGCACGTACACCAGCAGGGTGCAGGTCAGATTACCATCGTACCCGTGGACGGCGTCACAGCTAACTCCTCTCGCTCTCTTGCCACTGGAGCACAGTATGCCGCCCTCTCGCTTATGAAGGTGGGTACGGATGCTTGGGTTGTGGTAGGAGACCAAGAGTAATGCAGGGATATGGCTTTTGGTGCCATAACATTGACCTAGACAACACCCCTGTTTTCGAGGGTTGTGAGTACTATGCGTGTGACGCTGTCAACGGTTTCTTGTTAGACAATGCAGATCACTACTGGCCGACCTCTCTGATTGAGACTGGCCCTGTCGTTGATGTTATTGGAACGCAAGGGATAGACCAGCATGGTGCTTCCTATGACGACCCTATAGGCACTGACATATACGATGGCGGTGGTTGTACCCCTCAAGGTAGCTGGAAGAACTTTGCATCTGGAGCCAACTTTGGCGAACAGTATCTCCAATGGGATACTGGCGATGGGAACCTCCTGTTTAGGGATGGACTAAGTGTAGGTCAGGGCGTAGCATTCGGGGTAGTTCTCAGGAACGCCCTAGAGAGCGGTGGTGCGGAAGTAGTCGCAGTCATCAACTGGAACGTCTACGATACTGACGGAGGTTCTAGCGTCTTCGAAGCTGGAATCACCAACACTGAGGCACAGACACAAAACCTGTACGGCACCGCCCCTACTCTCCACGGCTTACCCAACCTAGACACAGAAGCTAGACCGTTCTTGTTCACGTTCCAGCAGATTGCTGGTGCGGGAGCGTATCGCTTCTCTATATGGGATGTGCTGACAGAGACTCGTATATCCACTAAGTCGAGCCAGCTACCCAGCGGGATAGGTAAGTACCTAGACACATCTAGCTCTCTTAACAATATCTCCCTGATGAGCAACTTTGCTCGGATTGAGTTCGCAGATATGCACCTCAAGTATCTCGACAGCATGGAGACTGACCTCCCCGTCTATATGGCTGCATTCAAGACTGCCTTCGAGAGAAACTTCACCGACTACTATGCTGGTGACGAGTGCTATACTGAGGGCTGTAGGCCATACTACTGTGGTGCATTCCAACAAGCTATTATAGCCGAGCAAGCTACTGTCTGGCCGCTTGACGATATGGACTTCTCTGAAACCGTCCCTGCTGATGGCATTCTACGCAAGCTAGGAACCGCCCCAATAACACAAGACTATATAACTGACGCGGCATCGCGTGGTGATTCTTGGGACATCGCCGGGACTAACCCAATAACTACCCGCACAGTTAGCGATAACATTGGCTATTGTCGTGACTACTTCCTGTATTTGGCAGAGCCGGGGGCTGGAGCATGGATATCTGCGGTTAATGAGCATCCGTCTAATGTGGATATCAATGGCGATACACAGACCGATATCGGCGCATACATGGTGCGTGAGTACAGTACTGGGTCAGTCTCCTTCCTAGTATCCGAGGACTACTTCGTTTATACATTCTTGGGTGCCGGGAATCCACGACGAGCAGACCCGATGACAGTGTCCATCAATATTGACGATGAAACAGGAGCGTTTATAATAAACATGGACGGAAAGAACCAAGCAGGTTCAACCGCTCAAGACTTGACTGGTGGTTTCTGGGTTCATGCCAAATACTCTAGGACGTTTGGCACAATCTCTGGGTCAATACTCCCTTACGATGTGCGTTGTGACTTATATATCAATGGGGTTTTAGAAGGCACTCTTGACCAGAGCACCCAGAGAGCTAACATTAAGAACGATGAATCTTATGGTGTAGCGGCCACCTATGCGGCGAATGATGTACCCGGATTCGCCACCCCGTCACGACTCTATGTCGCCAACGACAATATCGCCGTGGCCGACCTCTACACAGGCACCGACATGGATATGGATGTTCTGAAACTCGGCTGGGATAGAAACTTCACCACCTACACAGTACCAGAGGAATGTAACTGATGTTAGTAGAGATAACAACACAGCCAGTA